CTACAAATCATTATCAAATAAATTAGCGGGCCAATTAGAACCATATTTACAAAAAATGTTTCAAAAAGTCAATAATTCAAAAGAAACATTTGATGTGAAACAAGTAAAAACAGGAGCACTAAACGAAAAACTTTATAATAAAACTTCGGCATCAGAAATAGCCATAGCAATTGGCCATATAGTAAATAAGTATGCTAGAGATATTGTTGTTGAAAATATCGTTGATGCGGCCGCCTCTGCTAGAATTAGTGCAGGAATTAGACCAGAACAAATAGAAGCTAGAAAAAAACAATTAGGTGGTAAATTAGATAAAGATTTTAAATCATTATCGGCTGATTCAAAATTAACGAATCTTGTTTTTACAAGTTGTTTTCATTTAAAGATATCCTAATGAAATTCACAGAATACTTAACCGAAGCAACGAAAGAAGGAAAGAATGTTCACCTAGAACACATTGAGGATGAAGTTCTCAATCGTGGAGTTATTGGTGCAAGAGAATCAATTGATTTTCTTCGTTCTCTCCGTAATATGCTTGCGGGTCATGCAGAAACAAAAGTAAACATCACCACAAAATGGGATGGCGCACCTGCTATTTTTGCAGGTATTAATCCAGAGAATGGTAAATTCTTTGTTGGTACAAAATCTGTATTCAATAAAAATGCAAAGTTAAACTACACAGAAGATGACATTGATGTTAATCATTCAAGTGGCGGTTTAAATGAAAAATTAAAAGTTGCATTAAGATACTTACCAAAACTTGGCATCAAAGGTGTCTTACAAGGCGACATGATGTTTTCAAAAGGTGATTTGAAAAGAGAAACCATAGATGGTGAATCATATGTAATCTTTCAACCAAACACAATTGTTTATGCGGTGCCTACTGATTCTAAATTAGCACAGTCAATGTTAGCTGCACAATTAGGTGTGGTGTTTCATACATCATACACAGGCCGAACAATGGAAGATATGAAAGCATCTTTTAATATTGATATTGGTCGCTTAACGGCAACAAAAGATGTGTGGTTCCGTGATGCATCGTTTGTCGATGCTTCTGGTTCTGCCACATTTACTGAAGAAGAAACAAAACAAATAACAACTATTCTGTCGATTGCTGGCAGAACATTTCAAACAATTAATTCGATGACATTGAATCGTATCGCATCAAGTGAAACAATTCTTACATACATCAAAACATTTAACAATACCAAAGTTCGTGAAGGTAAAAAAATTACGAATACGAATCAACACACATTAGATTTGATTCGTTGGGTAGAAGCAAAATTAAATAAAGACATTGCTGATGTTAAGAGAGCAGAAACAAAAGCAAAAAGAACAAAAGAAAAAACTGAAGTAATGCGTTTCTTTAGAACGAATGCCGCACAATTAAGATTCATTTTTGATTTACAGAACTTATTGGTTGATGCAAAATTAATGATTGTTCGTAAATTAGAATCAATTCGTTCAATTGGAACATTTGTGAGAACAGATACAGGTTATAGAATTACTGCACCAGAAGGTTTTGTGGCAGTAGATAAGTTAAAAGGCAATGCAGTTAAATTGGTCGATAGACTAGAATTCAGTCAAGCCAATTTCAACGCCGCAAAAAATTGGAGCAAATGATGGCATACGATTTAAGTAAAATTTTGGCAGAATATGGTGAAGATGATTTTGGATTTTCTGCTGTATCTGAAGAAGAATACAATAAAGTTATATCTGAAACTGCTGACACCGCAGAAGAATATAAAGCAAGATTAGACCAAGTTGAAAAATTAGTTCTTCCTTTTTTCACCAAACTATTAAAAACTGCTGATAAAGAATATATCTATTGGCCAAATCGCAAGGCACTTGTTGAATCGCAGATACAAAAAATACTTTCTTTGACGAGGGGATAATGTTCAAAAGTAAAGTAGATGAAGCCGCTTATGTCGGTAACATTGGTGCCATGGAAATGTTTAAGTTTCACCAAAAGGCAAATCAAGACCAAAAAGAAAAATTAAAATCTTTGATACAGAAAAAAAATTCTAAAGGTGCTTGGAAACATATTCAGAGTGTCACAGGAGTTAAACTACATAAAAGTGTGCATGAAGAACATGGTGCAGGTGAATGGGGAACTGATGAACTTCGGAAGAAATATCAGAAAGACACACCAGGACAGAAAATTAAATCATTTAGTGATTATGTAAAGACTAAGTAATTATATCATTGGAGTTATTATGAAAGACATTGTGGTTGGGTGTATCACCGGGTACACATTTGATAAAATTAAACCTTGGGTCAATTCTTTAGACCGTTGTGGTTTTGATGGCGTAAAGGCCATGATTTGTTATAATGTAGATTATGAAACTGTGGAAGAACTTGTCAAAAGACAATATACAGTTCTAGCGTTCGGTAAGAACGACAATCTCAAAAAATTCGAATACAAAGAAAACTTCTCTATTGTTGTGGAGAGGTTCTTACATCTATGGTATTTCTTTAAAAAGTTTCAAGGACAATACCGATACATTGTTTCTACCGATGTGAAAGATGTTATCTTTCAAACTAATCCATCAGAGTGGTTAGAAAAGAACATGAATGATGCACAGATTAATGTTGCATGTGAATCGATTCGGTACAAAGATGAAGATTGGGGTAATCACAATCTTTTCAAAGCATTTGGTCCTTTAGTTCACGACCACAACCAAAACAACCTTATTTACAATGCAGGCACAGTATCAGGTAAGTTTGATACGATGCTTGATTTCTTTTTAAATGTTTACATGATGTGTAATGGCACTTCTCATTTTACAGAGGGTGGAGGTGGTCCTGACCAAGCCGCAGTCAATATTCTTTTGAACATGAAACCTTATAGAGACATTACAAGATTTACTGCCTCTGAAGAAGGATGGGCGGCACAACTAGGTACAACAGGTCCACATATTGTAGGTAAATATGCTGACAAGCTGGTTGAAAAAACTCCAATTTTAGTAGATAATACAGTATGCACAAGTGATGGCACACCCTTTGTAATGGTACATCAATATGACCGTGTGCCAGAATGGAAAGAGATAATTGAGAAAAAATATGAGTGAATATCAAATCGATTGGAATAAATTGGCAAAGTTTAATATTGTAGTAAACACACAACCAAAGAATCCATTAGAAAATGTGATAAAGAATGATGAGTTGGTTTCATGGATGAGAGAATATCCTGATGCAATGGATATACTGAACAAAATCAAGGACAAAAAATGAGTGATGAATTTATTATAGACACAACACAAAACATGATTAGAGGTGAAAAAGTGGTTAGTCAAGACCCATTTCATCATTTGCCTGCAACAGAATGGGTTCAAAAACAAATTGATTGGAGAAATAATTCAGACGCATCTGGTCTTGGTTTAGAAAAACTTTTTGTCGAACATTTTGGTGACAAAGAAATCGTTGGTGCTGAAATCGGCGTTTGTCTGGCCGCATCAACAGAACTCTTTATGAAAAATGTACCAAGTATTAAAAAGTATTATGCAATTGATAGTTATCCAACTTACATAGATTGGAATGGTGCAGATTTTAATGAAGAACGCCAAAAATTAATGAAACAATATGCAATCGATGTTCTCAAACCATTCAAAGAAAAAATTGAATTTATCTATGAAGATAGTTCAACTTTTGCCAACTCTATCGAAGATGAATCTTTAGATTTTATTTTTATTGATGGCGACCACTCATATGATGGATTTACTAAAGATTTGAGTAGTTATTTTCCTAAAGTAAAAAAAGGTGGAATTGTTTCTGGTGATGACATTACTTTAACAACTATTAGTAATGGCCTAAATGATTTCTTTTCTGAAAATAAACCTGATATTAAAACAGGTGAGAAAATGTGGTACCTGATAAAGGAATAAATTATGCCTCAGTTAAAAATGGATTACTTGAACAAGTATTCAGAAAAGAAAGTATTTGTTGAAAGTGGAACTTATGAAGGAGATACAGTTCAAACTGCAATTGATTTTGGATTTGAAGAAATACACAGTATTGAATTGTTAGACAAGTATTATGAAATGTCTAAAGAAAGATTCAAAAATTATCCACAAGTTAAAATTTGGAAAGGCGATTCGCCAGATATTCTCAGAGATGAAATTATTCCAAATCTTAAACATCAAGCAACATTTTGGTTAGATGCTCATCGTAGTGGCAAATTAGAAGTGCCTGGTAGTGAAAAGTATGGCGCATGTCCGCTTGTTTACGAAGTTACTGAAATTGGAAAATCAAAAATTAAAAATCATCTTATCTTTGCCGATGACCATAGATTGTTTGATACACAAGGTTGGGACTTTCTAAAGAAAAGTGATTATATTGATGCAGTATTAAAAATCAATCCTAGTTATAAGTTCACCAATTTAGATGGTGGTTTTAGTTTTGGTCGCCAATTTCCTGATGATGACATTTTCTTGGCATATATTGAATGAAGAAGATTATTATTTGGGGTGCAAAATTAGATTCAGGTCACACGCATGGATTTGCACATCTTGGTTTTTATCGAGCCGCTGAATATCTAAAACGACCTGTTTATTGGTTAGACAATAGAGACAATGTAGAACCTGAGTTCTTTGATGATTCAATTATCATTTCAGAACAATGGTTAGTGACAAGAAATGGATTGAGTAATAATCTACCATTAAGAAAGTCATCACATTATTTTGTCAATTATGTTGGCAACAAACCTGCATCACCAGATAATGAAATGAATCCTGGTGCAAGTCATTATATTGATAGAGTTGGTCGTTTAACTGAGTTTCGTTTTGCATGTAATTGGGGTGTCGATGGTGTTCCAGATAAAGCATGGGCATACAAATTCGAAAAAGAAAAATGTGAACAACTGCCAAATAGTTTTGCCTCATTCGAAAAAGGAAAAGACTATGATATTCTTTACACACTATGGGCTTCCGATTTAACTCCTGATGAAATTAATTTTGAAGATAGATTAACACCCTTTAACGAACCGAAGTATGCGTTCTTTAGTGGAACAATTTCAAAAGGATGGGGAAATGCAGATGATGGAAACGAATCTCTTTTTATGCCTTTTATCCAAGAGTGTGAAAAAAACAATATACAATTTGCATATAACAATTCACATCAATCACCTGTTACACATCAACAGTTGAAGAAGTGGGTTTTAGAATCATTTATTCCTTTAGATATTAGACCAAAGAATCATTTAGCTAATAATTATGTTCCTGACCGATTGATGAAGAATGTAAGTTATGGTCAGTTACCTATTACAAATTCTAAGGCTGCATATGAATTCTTTGACGGTGATGCGGCATATTCAAGTGACACCGCAGAATTGTTTCACATAGCAAGAGAAATGCAAGAAGATCCAAAAACAAAAGATAGAATTTTAAATCAAATGAAAAAGGTTAAAGAGTATCATACTTTTGTTAATCGTTTGAAAGACATTATTCACATTTCGGAATCATTATGAAAAAAGTTGCGTTTATTACAGGCATTACAGGCATGGTTGGTTCGCACCTTGCGGACTTTTTAATTGAAAATACAGATTGGGATATCGTTGGTCTTATTCGTTGGAGAAGTCCACTACATAATATTAGCAACCTGATTGAAAATATCAACAACATGAATCGGGTTAAATTAGTTTATGGAGATTTAAATGATGGAATATCGATTGACACGGCAATCAAAGACAACAGGCCTGATTATGTTTTCCATTTGGCGGCCCAAAGTTTTCCTAAAACGAGTTTTGATTCGCCACTTGAAACACTAAATGTTAATGTTCAGGGCACAGTAAGATTACTTGATGCTTGTAAGAAGTGGGCACCTGATGCACACATTCATGTATGTGCTTCGTCAGAAGTTTTTGGTCGTGTACCACAAGATAAACTTCCAATCGATGAAGAATGTAGTTTTCATCCTGCATCACCATATGCTATTTCAAAAGTAGGAACAGACCTTGTTGGTCGTTTCTATGCAGAAGCATATAATATGAATGTGCAAACTACTCGTATGTTTACTCATACGGGTCCTCGCCGTGGTGATGTATTTGCAGAATCTACTTTTGCAAAACAAATTGCAATGGCCGAAGCAGGTTATATTGAACCGGTTATCAAAGTTGGCAATCTTAAATCACTCAGAACAATTGCAGATGTAAGAGATGCCGTTAGAGCATACTATTTGTTGTTGACACATAATCCTGTACCAGGTGCATACTATAACATTGGTGGTACTTTCACCTGTGAAATTTCAGATGTATTGAACACACTATTGTCTATGTCACCAATAAAAGAGAAAATCAGAATTGAAGTTGATCCGGCTAGATTACGGCCAATCGATGCAGACTTGCAAGTACCCAATACAGAGAAGTTTCGTTTGCATACAGGTTGGAAACCAGAGATTCCATATCAACAAACAATGGAAGATTTGTTAAACTATTGGCGTGATAGAGTTGCCGAAGCAAATGGAAAGTTTGTAATTAGATGATTATTATTAGAACAC